CAGCCGTGTTGGTAGTATGTCGATCGGGTTAGCGCCGATTTGGAGCGCCATCGTATGCACAGCTAACGAACACTGCTTTATGTGAGCAAGCTACCAACAACCTACAAGGGAACACATGGCAACAAAAAAATCTACTGAAGCGGTAAGCGCTCGTCGGGAGCAACTTCGGGAAGAACACGCCACTGCTGTCCGCGAAAGAATTCAAGTAAGCAAGCTGGTTCAGGTTCTCGAAGATCTCGCCCTCGGAAAAACAACTGGCCCGAAGATGACGGCCACTCGGCTTAAAGCCGTTGAGATGCTTCTCGACAAGACTTTGCCGAACCTCGCGTCCGTCAAGCATGAGACAGATGCGAAGAATGTTACATTCATGATTGGTACAACCTTCGCAAAGCCTGAATGACTGTCATCCAATACAACCCGCCCGGACAAGTGGCCGCCGAGTTCCACAACTCTATGGCCGATGTCCGAGGAATCAAAGGGCCAGTAGGCTCCGGCAAGTCCTCCACCTGTTGTATGGAAATCGTCAAGCACTCCCTTAAGCAAACTCCACACAATGGCTGGAGAAAAGCAAGATGGGCAGTCATCCGGAATACCTACCCCGAACTCAAGTCCACCACAATCAAGACTTGGCAGACTTGGTTCAATGACGAACTGGCTCCCATCAGGTGGGATGCGCCGATCACCGCCCACATGAAGATCAAAGACTGTGGTGACGGCAACGGACTCGACCTCGAAGTCATCTTCATCGCTTTGGACAAAGCCTCCGAAACCGGCAAACTGCGATCCCTTGAACTCACCGGAGCATGGATCAATGAAGCCTCAGAGGTTCCGCATGAAGTCTTCAACATGGTCACTCAACGTATCGGTCGTTACCCCGCGAAGACTCACGGCGGCGGCCCCGTACATCCGTGCGTCATCCTCGACACCAACCCGCCTGACGACGATCACTGGTATTACAAGATTGCAGAAGAAGACACCCCCCAAGGATGGGAATTCTTTAACCAACCGGGTGGTCTCATTCGTATCCAAGAGGGCGATGATGTCCGGTATGACCCGAATCCAGAAGCGGAGAATGTGTTCAATCTTCCTCAAGGGTATGAGTATTACCTGAAGATGGTCAAAGGCAAGACGGACGACTGGATCAAAGTCTTCGTCCTCGGCCAGTACGGAACAACCGCTGACGGCAAACCCGTCTACCCAGAATACAACGACAGAATTCACACCGCCGAAGAAGAGATCGAAGTCAACAGAGGACTTCCACTCTACCTCGGCTGGGACTTTGGACTCACCCCCGCCTGCATCGTCGGACAGATAACTTCAAGAGGACAACTCGTCATCCTTGAGGAATTCGTGGCCGAAGACATGGGCATCAGACAGTTCGCGCAGGAGATCGTCAAACCCGCTTTGATGACCACCTACTCCGGCATGAGATTCATCTCCGCTGGTGACCCAGCAGGAACCCATCGCTCACAAGCGGATGAGAGAACCTGCTACCAAGAACTCCTAGAAGCGGGAATTGCAAGTGAGCCAGCCAGTACAAATGATTTCATACCACGCAGAGAATCTGTTGCGTACTTCCTCAACAAGTTGGCTGGGGGAGAACCGGGATTTCTTCTCTCGCCAAACTGCCGCCAACTACGCAAGGGTTTCCTTGGTGGCTTTCGGTATGAAAGACTCAAAGTCGCCGGAGAAAGATACCGCGACAGACCAGTCAAAGACAGATACAGTCACCCACACGATGCCCTCCAGTACCTCTGCCTAGCGGCACGAAGCGGCAGAGTTGAGGTGAGAGCAAGACCAGTTAAAAAAGCGTCCAGCAAAGCATGGGCATGAGGAATAAACCATGACACAGGTGTATCAGGCAGTCGCGCCAGTCGAAGCAGACATCAGCGCCGTCCAAGCACAAGGCGTGGATAACTCCGACCTGATCGCGCTTGGCATCTCTGGACACATCAACTCCTGCTGGACTCAAGCGAAGATGGCAAAGCAGGACATCACTGAGCGCTTACTTCAGTGCGAACGCCAGCGCCGTGGTGAATACGACCCTGATAAAGCCATCGACATCGCCGAAACTGGCGGGTCAGACATCTTCATGATGCTGACAGACGTGAAGTGCGCGGCCGCCAAGTCGTGGATTCAGGACGTAATGCTCCAAGCACCCCGTCCTTTTGACCTCGTTCCCGCACAAGAACCCCAGATTCCCCCTGAAGTTCGTCTGTCGATCATTGACTTGGTCAGAACAGAAGCTGAAGACTACGTCTTGGCCGGACAAGAACTCCACCCAGAGACCTTCCGCAAGCGGATGAACGAAGTCCACGACATGATTTCCATGCGTGTGAAGGAAGAGGCCAAGGCCACCGCAGAGAGAATGGCTCAGGTTATCCAAGACCAACTGGATACCGGCAAGTTCAAACCTGCCATGCAGGACTTCATCGACGACTTCGTCACCTTCCCGACCGCCATCCTCAAGGGGCCAAGCGTTCGCCGCAAGAAGCAACTCCAGTGGGGGCCAAACTTCACACCCGTTGTCGTCAACGACATGGTGCGTGAGGTCTCTCGGGTTTCTCCATACGACATCTTCCCAAGCGCCAACTCAATGGGCGTGGATGATGGCTTCCTGATTCAAAGACACCGCCTGTCGGCCAAGACGCTGGAATCCCTCAAGGGCGTTCCCGGCTACTCCGATGACGACATCGACCAAGTCATCATCCGTTACGGAAAAGCTGGCTACCGATACAACGAGTTCGGCGACCAGCAGAGAGATGACCTCGAGGGCAAGACGAATTCCCAGATGCACAACGATCACCTGATCGAAGCACTGGAATTCTGGGGGCCGGTGATGGGCGACCTCTTGATTCAGTGGGGCATGAAAGACGTAGAACCCAACAAGGTCTACGAAATCAATGCTTGGCAAGTTGCCAGCTTCACCATCAAGGTTGTGATCAACCCAGATCCACTGGGTGAGCGCCCCTACGAGATCGCCTCATGGAGATCTATCCCCGGAGCGTTCTGGGGTTCTGCTCTTCCGGAAAACATGCGCGACGTGCAGATCATGTGCAATGCCGCCGCACGTTCTTTGGCGAACAACATGGGCATCGGCTCTGGCCCACAGGTAGAAGTGTCTGTTGACAGATTGGCCGACGGAGAAGACATCACCCAGATGTATCCTTGGAAGATCTGGCAAACCACCTCTGACAAAACAGGCGGCGGTCAAGCTGGTGTTAGGTTCTTCCAGCCTGAGATGAAGGCCGCTGAACTGATGGGCATCTACAACCAGTTTGCCAAGCAAGCAGATGAAGTAACCGGCATCCCGAACTACATCTACGGATCTGGCTCTGGTGCAAGTGGCGCTGGCCGCACAGCCTCTGGCCTCTCCATGCTGATGGACAACGCCGCCAAGGGAATCAAGACCGCCGTCGGAACCATCGACGATGTGGTCACGATGGTTGTGAACCGCTTCTACGTTCACAACATGATCTACAACCCAGACCCCTACATCAAGGGCGACTTCCGGGTGATCGCCAAAGGCGCAATGGGACTGATCGCCAAGGAACAGATCCAAGTTCGTCGCAACGAATTCCTGAATCTGATCCTGAGCAACCAGATCGCTCTGCAAATCGTCGGCCCAGAAGGAGCGGCATACCTCTTGAGGGAAACCGCAATGGGTCTCCAGATGGACACCGACAGATTGGTTCCGTCGACAGAGATGATGAAGTTCAAAAAAGAACAGATCGAGATGGCAATGCAACAGCTTCAAGCCGCAATGCCACAACAGATTGCCGCACCAGAGGCGACAAACCCTGCCGGAGACCAAGCGCCTCCACCCATGAATACCGTACAACCCCAACAAGGAGTATCAGCATGATGAAGAAAACAGCCAAGAAGGGCATGATCCCCGCAGGCTACGCCAACGGTGGTAAAGCCAAGAAAGAAGAAGGCAAGGGCCACGCCAAAAAAGAAATGGCCGCTCTGAAGAAGGGTGGTGCTAGTAAGAAAATCATGATGGCCGAAGCCAAAGAATACGGCATGAAGATGGCGAACGGCGGCAAGGCATTCAAGCCATGCGCTGGTTGCCCAATGCCCAAGAAATGCATGGCTATGGGCAAGTGCATGAAGGGTGGAAAATGATTGCCCAGATTATTGAGCGAGCCAAGGCTTTGGTCGCCAAGATCAAGGAACAAATCAACAAGCTGAAGGAAAAGAAATGAAACCAGATTGGCAAAACAAGAGCTATGCAAAGTCAAGCTCACCTACTGGCCCCTCGACCACACACGCCAAATTAAAAGTTGGCATGTCCAGCTTGCACAGCAAGATCAGTGCGGCCAACAACAACATGCCCAAAGCCCCCAAGCCTGTTGTTCGCAAGTTCGCTGACGGCGGATCTGTTCGCACTCGCTCTGACGACGAGATCGGAGATACCGATCCACGTACTGGGAAAGTAGATCCCGGCAGTTACGACAGACGCATGAAGGCAGGTGAAGAAAATCTGAACCGCCTGAAATCTGCTGTTGAATCTGTCCGCTCTTTCTTCTCAAGAGACAAAGCCCCCGAGTCCTCTCCTTCCAATATCACTGGCGACTCAGGCATGAAGGACTCTGATACTGCGAAGAAGCAAGCCATGTCCGGCGGTATGGATTTTGAGAAGAAGGCAGAGCCAGTAGCAGAGTCAAAGGTAGAAGCAAAAGCAGAAGAGCCTCGCCGCAAGATAGAAGACTACATGGTAGTAAAAGAACCAGAGTCTGCCGCTGTAGTGCAACCAAATACTGTTGTACAAGCTCTAGCCCCTGCGCCAGCCGCAAATGCGCCAGCCGCAAATGCTTCTGCCGCAGATGCTTCTAACGCACCTTCTCCTGTTCGTTCTAGTAACAGCGCGAAGACCGTCAAGAAAAAGAAAAAATCAACTATCGCTCGCGCTAACCAAGCCGGTCAGTCTGTAAAAGACATCGAGAAGATGATCGAAGATAAAAAGAAAATCAAAGAAAACGCAGGTAAAAAAGGCGCGGCTGATTTCAATAAGCTCTGGCGAAGCAGGTAATGCTTCAAAAGCCAAGCATTCAAGTTCTTAACGCCCTTGCATCGCTCAAGGGCAATAACCAGTTTGAGACCGTCCTTCAATGGATGGAAGCCTCACTACAAGACCTGTACCGAGACAGTGCCAGTACAAAGGACGAAGTCCTCTGTCGTTGGCAACAAGGAGCGGCGCAGGCTGTCAGTGAGTTTTTAGAAAAATCAAAGGATGCCGAAGAGGTAATCCGAAAATTGCGGTAGATGGTCGAAAGACTGTCTAGCGGCATATTGCCGCAACAGGTGCTGGCCTATCCCAGCAACCGTTGAACACCGAACAAATCACTCGAATACCGCAAGACTCGAATGTGACTGTCTCGGCTCACGGAGAAAAGATGTCTACATTGCCTCGTGCTGTCATCGACGCTGAAAAGCGGGCAGATGAAATTTTGGAAAGTTTGTCAAAGCAGAACCAGATGGAAGTTCAAAATCCTCAGCCACCCGCTGAACCGATTGAGACTCCTGCTCCCCAACCTCCTACCGACTCCACGCCTCCTCAAGAGGAAAGCTGGGAACACCGATTCAAGGTTTTACAAGGGAAGTACAACGCAGAAGTTCCGCGCTTTGCACACGAGAATAAAGATTTGAAGAGCCGTCTTCAATCTCTAGAGGATCAACTCGAAGAGATGAAGAATGCAAAACCTCCTGAACTACTGGTGAAGCCAGAGGAGATTGAGCAATACGGTGAGGGTTTGATTGACGTAGCCCGTCGAGTTGCCAGAGAAGAACTGGCCTCTAAGGATGCGATGATCGCAAAACTCCGATCCGAAATTGATTCAGTTAAATCTGTTCAATCACACGTCGTTCAAGATAGCTTCTTCAGATCATTGACTGAAATGGTTCCCGACTGGGAGGCTCTCAACGCCGATGCCAATTTTTTAAATTGGTTGGATGAAGTTGATGACCTAACAGGAGAAACCAGACAGGCGCTTCTCGGCAGAGCAGAACAGTCGCGTGATCCAGTCCGTGCGGCAAAGTTCTTCAACACGTACAAGAAGATGTCACAAACGTGGGCGGCAAAAAGCGCCGCATCATTGGAACAGCAAATCGTCCCCTCTACAAACCAAGCTCCATCGACACCGCAAGCGAAGAAGATTTGGACTCGCGCAGAAATTACAAATTTCTACGACAGAGTGAGACGAGGATCTATTTCAGATGCAGACGCAATTGCCATTGAAGCTGATATTGCATCAGCGTCAGTCGAGGGTCGTATTCGATGACCCAAACAAATCAATCTTTTTTTAAGGAAATATCATGTCTTTAGGCGTATCCGGCGCACCATCAGCGCTTATCTCTGGTGCATATCCTCAGTATTCAACTGCCAGTACAACCAAGTTCATCCCTGAAGTTTGGTCTGGCAAGTTGCAAGCTAAGTTCTACAAGAGCACTGTTCTTGCAGAGATCACCAACAATGATTGGGAAGGCGAGATCAAGGGTCAAGGCGATAAAGTCTATATCCGTTCAATCCCCACCATCACTATCCGTTCATACACAAAAGGTATGAACCTGACAAACGAAGTCCCAACTTCTACTCCTTTGGAATTGAACATTGACCAAGGTCAATACTTCTCCGTGGTGTTGGATGATGTGGATGCCGTTCAAGCCGACGTTAAGTTGATGGACATGTTCACCAACGATGCCAGCGAGCAAATGAAGATCACCATCGACGCAGATGTGTTGAATGGTGTGAAGGCTGGCGCGGCAACCGCCAACAAAGGCGCATCTGCTGGCGCTATCTCCGGCAACATCAACTTGGGCGCAACCTACGCTACTCGTGCCATCAGCAAGACCAACGTGTTGGACTTGATTTTGGACATGGGCCAAGTGTTGGACGAGCAGAACGTCCCTGAGACTGGTCGTTGGTTGGTCATTCCTTCTTGGATGGCCGCGATGATTAAGAACTCTGACCTGAAGCAAGCGTACTTGACCGGCGACAGCCAGTCTCCCTTGCGTAACGGCAAGTTGGGCATGATCGACCGCTTCACCCTGTACGTCTCCAACAACCTGCCAACAGCCACCGATCTGGGTTCCGACTCAGCTACCGGCGGTACAGGCACTGCTGTTGACGTTGCTGGCTGGAACATCCTTGCCGGTACTCGTGACGCGATCTCTTTCGCTTCACAAATGGCAAACGTCGAAACCATCCGCGCTCAATCCACTTTCGGTAACATCGTCCGTGGTTTGAATGTGTACGGCTACAAAGTAACCAAGCCAGAAGCATTGGTCAACGCACTGGTTTCCAAAGCCTAAGTAGTTGCCGAGGGATTGGGGGAGGCTTCGGCCTCCTCCCTTTTTATGCTTTATATACGCAACACCCAAACCAGCAAGCTCCATGCTTACGATAGATCCTTACTTGAGTTTGGATACTTCGTAGAGTATGAGGACGATCCACGCGATCCGCCAAAGAAGACGAAGGACATCACGTTCTACAACTCTGCGTTGGGTATCGGGGATGCTGTTTGCGGAATGTATGCGGCTTGCGGGATAGCAGATCAAGGTTTCAATGTCACGTTCCATACAAGACATGTCGACTGGCTCTCTGCTGTTTCGCATCCTAATGTCAGCATTTGTCAAGAATCAGACCTCTTTGCAAATGCAAATCTTGATTACGGCGGACAGCTTAAATCTGGTGTTGTCGGCGGGTCAAGACCAAACTGGTACATCAAAAGCCTCCAGCGTTACTACGAGATCCCTGATTGCACGGCCAAGAGACCAGCAAATGTGGTCGAGTACCTTAAAACCGAGAAGCTGGCGATCATCGCCCCTCTTAGTGTTTGGTCAGTTCGATCTTGGAACGCCGACAGATGGACAGATCTGTCAAATCTGTTGACAGATGCGGGCTATGTAGTGGTAACCATAGGCTCCGGTAGAGGTAAAGAACTTGTTGAGAAGATTCCTGCGGACAGGTTTCTTTGGGATATGCCAATCAAAGAAGTGATTGAACTGATTGGCAGTGCGACAATCCTGTATGGCAATGACAGCGGCATGGTTCATGTGGCTGGAATGCTTGGAACGCCAGCAGTTGTTGTTCTTGGCCCGACCAACAAGAACTTTGTTTTTGATTGCGGAGAATCTATCGTTGGGATAAGCTCTGACATGCCATGCACTGGGTGTTATTGGCAGAGAGATCGGGGCTGGGACGAGCGATGCTCAAAAAACTGTGAGTCTTTGCAGTCAATCAGACCAGAATCAGTATTCCAGTTGGGAGAATCGCATGCACATGAGAAACAAACGCACGGGTCGTCTGGTGGTTTACGACGAAAAACTGCTGGAACTGGGGTACGAGCTAGTTCAAGAAGAAGAAAAGCCGAAGAAGCCGACGGATGACGAGGTCTCCGTCAAGGACGAGATCGCAGTCAAGCTCTACAAAGAGGCCGCATGAAAGCCAAAGACGTTAAACGAGAGGGCGGCAAGCTCATCTATCACGGACAGGAGTTCGACGGCTTTAACAAGCCGAAGAATGCGCCAGCCGGAGCAAAGCAAAAGAAGGTTGTGCTTGCCAAAAAGGGTGATGAGGTCAAGCTCGTGCGCTTTGGTTTACGTGGAATGGAAGACTTTACCCAGCACAAAGACCCAGAGCGCAGGAAGAATTACCTTGCGAGGTCAGCGGGGATCAAGAACAAAAGCGGTCAGCCCACCAAGGATGATGTGTTCAGTGCAAATCACTGGGCTAGAAAGGTACTTTGGTAGTATAAATGGCAACATTTCAAACTGTAATGGACGATGCTCGGGTAATACTCAATGATCAGATCACTGCGTTGAACCCAGACCCTCGATATACGGAGGCCCAGTTGATGAGCTACGCTCGCTCGGCGCTGATTGAGGCGCGACGGGTGCGGCCAGATCTGTTCCTTTCCAACCTGACCACCTCATTCGCCGCATACACAGCGGCATCGACGATCCCGATCTCTGACGACTACCTGCTTGCAATGGTGGACTACGTTGTTCATCGGGCAGAGTTGAGAGACGATGAGTTCGCAGTGGATGGTCGCTCGGCCACCCTGTATCAGAAGTTCAAATCTGGCTTGTTGGGGATCACATGAAGACACTTGAATCATTCCTGCCAGAGATCCTGCCGGACGTACCCGGATGCCCATCCGATATGGCGATCCGCGCCCTCAGAAACACCATCGTTGAGTTTTGCGAGAAGAGCCTGATACATCAAGACACGATGGACGCAATCACCGTCTACGAGAACATCACCGACTACGATCTGGAGCCGCCAAAGAACTACCGCATTCAGAAGATCATGAAGATGTGGTATCTGGGGCAAGAGCTTGAGGCTTTAGCTCCTGACGATCTTGGCCTACCGGACGCATACCGAACCAACATTGCTGGATATACAGCCAGTAAAGGGCCACCCGCTGGGTTTACCCAGAAGGATGTGGACACGTTCACAATCCTACCAATACCGGATCAGAAGTATGCCTCCTCCCTTACAATGAGAGTGGCGCTTGTTCCCCTGAGAACAGTGACAGAAGTTGCTGATTTCTTGTTTGAAATCTGGGGTGAGACGCTAGGATTCGGGACGAAGGCAAGGCTCATGCTGACACCGGGCAAGCCGTACTCAAACAGTGAGGCCGCAAACTTCAATCAGGTGCGGTACATGACTGGACTGAATGATGCGAGGCAACGTGCTTCTCGTGGGAATGTGAGATCAAGTTTGCGAGTAAAGTTGGTGAGGAACCCATGACAGACAAAATCAAACTCGTCCAAGGCGACACTCGGCCAGCAATCGTCTGCACAATCACTGACGAGACAACAGGCGATCCAGTGAACATCACCGGAGCCACTGTTGTTCTGAAGTTCCGGCCAGTGGGTACAACAACCCTTCAGGCAACAGTTTCCGGAACAGTGACATCTGGCTCTGCGGGGCAGGTTGCTTTTTACCCAGCGTCTACTCCAGCCATGCTCACAGGAGATGCAGGAGATTACGAAGGCGAGATCGAGATCACATTCGCTGATGGTCAAATTCAAACTGTCTACGACTTGCTGAAGTTCAAGATCCGCGAGGATTTCTAAATGTCTGGAAAGGTATCGGCATCTGTTCAGAATGCCAAGCCTAGATTAAGCGTCACACTGGTCGACGCTGTTGTTGATTCTGAGCGTGTCCTAGCAAAAGCTGACATATCGAAGGTCACTCCAGTCATCACACGGTCGCAGGTCATCCCGACAGCGGCAGTGGCCTACACGATTCCTGCGGCTGAGATTGCGTACATCAGTCTGTTTCTGGATGTAGAGATAGATAACACTGGACTGTTCCGCTACATCCCAGAGTCTGTTGTACTGGTGGACGGCAAGGTCATCGCATTCTCCAAGTCGACAACTGACTCTGTTTCTTTTGCAGACTCGCAGACAAGAGAAACTTCTCTTAGTAAGGCTGACTCCGTCACGATACTGGATGTTCTCCAGTCGCTCTTGATATTTGTGCGGCTGTTTGAGGAAACAATATCTTTATCTGATGCGTCAACGAGATCGGTAGACAAGGCCGCCTCCGACAGCATAGCGACCAGCGAGACTCTGGCGTTTACGTTTGAGAAGTATTTGTCTGATGCGTTTGCATTGAACGATCTGTCGGATGTAAACGGGACAACGATTTCATTCAGCGACTTCACAAACAACGTCGTGTCTTCTTCTGACTTGATATTGTTGTTGAGTAGCAAGACAATCCAAGATTCCGTAACGTCATCTGACAGCGGGTATCTGTTCTCTCAAAGCTATTGTGACCTGACATACTTCGCAGAAGATTACGTCGGCGAATACAGAACTTTTTAACAAGGAAGAAACATGTTTGATGAATCATTAAAAATCACCGGATCTTTGAAGATTGATGTCTTTGGTTCTGATGGCGTTCTCAAGGATAGCCGTGAAGTAAAGAACTTGGTCGTCACCTCCGGCAAGACATTCATTGCCTCACGTATGGTTGGAACATCCAGCAACGTGATGAGCCACATGGAGCTTGGTTCGGGTACTACTGCTGCTGCGGTCGGCAACACAACTCTTGAAACTGTCATCTCCTCCTCACGCACAGCGTTGACCAGCGGAACAAGTTCTACCAACGTCGTGACGTATGTAGCAACCTTCCCTGCTGGAACAGGCACAGGCGCAGTGACAGAGGCTGGCATCTTCAATGCCTCTTCTGGCGGAACAATGCTTTGTCGTACCGTGTTCTCTGTGGTCAACAAAGGTGCTGATGATGCAATGAGCATCACTTGGACTATCACCGTCTCTTGATTGGGGTAGTAAATGTCAACAATCGTCCTTCGTTCGGTTAAAGGATCTCCGTTAACCAACACGGAGGTCGACAACAACTTCAATAATCTCAACACAGACAAGATTGAATCTGTCACGTCGACAGATGGATCTGTTGCGATTACTTCTGTTGGAACTACTCGTGACCTGAGCGTATCTGTCGCTGCCGCAACTACAAACGTAATCTGTCAGGTCAAGAACACGACGGGTGCAACGATCACCAAGGGTACGGCGGTCTACATCTCCGGCGTGAATGGACAGATCCCGACGATCTCAAAAGCAAGAGCTGACATTGATGCCACATCAGCCCAAACGCTTGGACTTGTCACGGCAGATATTTCAAACAACTCTACTGGGTACGTGACGATCATTGGCCTGATCGAAAACATGAATACGTTTGGGTATACGGATGGAGAGCAACTCTACCTAAGCCCAACTACTGCTGGAGAATTGACAACAATCAAACCATCTGGCGGAGACCATTTGGTTTATATTGCGGTTGTAGAGTATGCCCACCCGACTCAAGGCAAGCTGTTTGTCAAAGTGCAGAACGGCTACGAGATGGATGAGCTGCACAACGTGTCTGTTCAATCTCCAACGAATGGAGAGCTGATTGTTTACAGCACAAGCTCAACCTTATGGCAGAAGGCTTCTGCATCCAACTCAACAGTGATTGCTGCCGCACAAGCAAACCTACAAGTCGACCCAGCAGGTACAGCCGTTGCTCTTGCAATCGCACTAGGATAAAACATGGCAAATACATTCACATCTTACGCAAACAAATCTGTCGGGACATCGGCAGCAACTGTCGTGACTATCGGAGCGTCTACACAGACAACCATCATTGGTATGTCTTGCGCCAACATAATCACCAGCCCAGTGACAATCGATGCGTATTTCACAAGGTCAGCCGTGGATTACTATCTTGTGAAGGGGGCAACTGTACCAGTCGGCGGAGCTTTGGTGATTGTGGGTGGAGATCAGAAAGTAGTCTTGACTACCAGTGACGTATTGAAGGTAGTTTCTTCCGCAGCGTCGTCCATTGATGTCGTAACCTCTGTTCTGAATATCACATGAGCTACATAGGCAACACCAACACCACGCAAGGGTTTACGCCAGCCATTGATTATTTCAGTGGTAATGCTTCGACCACGGCGTTTACATTGTCTCGCCCAGTGGCTTCTGTGGCTCAGGTACAGGCGGTTGTCAACAACGTAGCTCAGAACCCATCGGATGCCTTCACGGTCAGTGGTAGCACCATCACGTTCACTTCTGCCCCGTCCAGTGGAACGAACAACATCTATGTGTATTACACAAGCCCGATCACGCAGGTGATTGCGCCGGGTCAGGGTACGGTCGGGTTAACACAAATATCAGCAACAGGAACACCAAGCTCTTCTACTTTTTTGCGTGGCGACAATGCGTGGTCTGCCACTCCAACCCCAGCACAAATACAGCCAATTTCTGCTTCTGTTGCGGCTAATGCGTTGACTATTTCTGCTTCTGCGTTGACGTTAAATTTCCGCTCCACCACTCTTGGTAGCGGTACTGTTACTACAGTTTCTGGCACACCTGCCAATTTAGTTATTTCAAGCGGGTCAACTCTTGGAACGGTGAATGCAATTGCTTCTCGGATTGTGGTCATTGCCCTCAACAACGCTGGAACAATTGAATTAGCGGCGGTGAACATTAGCGGCGGGACTCAGCTTGATGAAACAAACCTTATCACCACAACCGCCGAGGGCGGTGCTGGCGCGGCTGATAGTGCAACCGTCGTCTATTCAACAACAGCTAGAACATCTCTTGCATATCGTGTAATTGGTTTTATCGACAGCACCCAAGCCACAGCCGGTACATGGGCTACTGCGCCTTCGACTATCCAAGGTGTTGGCGGGCAGGCTCTGTCTGCTATGTCTTCTATTGGATATGGTCAGACTTGGCAATTGCCAAGCAGAGCATTGTCTACAACCTACTACAACACCACTGGCAAACCTATCCAAGTTAGTGTGCAAACTCAAGCAAACTCAACCAATACTTCAACAGTTGTTGTTAATGGGGTTACTATTTTTAGCTATGTTAGCAACCCCACAGGCGGCGATGTACCCGGTGTTCAATTTATTGTGCCACCCGGCGCAAGCTACTCGCACACAAGTACCTCATCACTAGGTGTGTGGGCAGAACTGCGTTAAGGATTAAAAATGCCACATTACAAAGACACAGAAAACAAACTGCACTTCCTTGATGACGATTTATTCGCCCATCTCTTACCTGCTGGCTCAGTGTTAATCAGTGACGCAGAGGCAGAAGTACTGCGTCCAAAACCAACAGAACTAACCTACGCACAAAAGAGAGCCGCCGAGTATCCAGCCATAGGAGATCAACTCGATGCGTTGTGGAAAGGCGGAGATGCCGCCGCTGAGATGCTGGCAAAAGTCCAAGCAGTCAAAGCAAAGTATCCCAAGGAACAATAATGCCAATCAGCACAATAGGATCAGATGCGTTAGCAAGCAGTTCGGTTACCAGACCAAAGATTGGTTACGCCGGTGCTGTGTTGCAAGTGGTAAGCACTTTTAAATCAGATACATTTTCTACTTCTTCTACATCAATGGTAGATATAACAGGAATGAGCGCTAGCATAACCCCATCAAGTTCTACTAGCAAAATACTTGTGCTTATTAACTTAACGGTAGGGCCAGCCGCAAGTAATTTTGCACCTGTTAATTTAGTTAGAAATGGAACAAATATTGCTCAACCAACAACCGCATCAACATATCAAGCAACTTTAAATAACTACAACGGTGAGGGCGGTGGATATGTAGGCGGTTCAGCACAACCACAATATGCCTTAAGTTTTTTAGATTCTCCAGCAACAACGTCTGCGCTTACATACAAATTGCAAATGTATACGACTGGCTTAACTGCTTATGTCAATACAAGACCTGTTGCACAAAACGGGACTTGTACATCTACCCTAACCCTTATGGAGGTAGCAGCATGAACCACAATGCAATTTATGCACTCTATCCAAATGTTGTCACTATTGACGATGGCACAGGTGCTTTTGATGCTCAGAACAATAAAGTTGAAATTGACATGGATGCGGTCAATGCTTGGGTTGACCCAAACGCATATAAAGCCAAACGCGCGGCTAAATACCCATCATTTGCTGACCAGTTTGATTTGTTGTACCACGGCGGCATGGACGCATGGAAAGCTGCGATTGATGCAGTGAAGCAGGAGTACCCTAAGCCATGAGCTACATCGGTAACACCCCAATCACATCATCCTTCCTGACAGATACGTTCAGCGGGACAGGCTCGGCTACGGTTTTTACGATGACGCTTGCTCCTGCGTCTACTACGTCAATAATCGTTGTGGTGACAGGTGTTGTCCAAGACCCAGCAACATACACAGTATCCGGCACATCGTTGACATTCTCAGGCGCTCCGCCCAGTGGAACAGGCAACATATCTGTCCGCTACCTTGGCATCCAAACCATCATCAACCCACTGAATTACAGGTTTCCCTTCTATACTTACACAGGCGCATCCTCACCGATAGCCCTACCAAACAACCAGTACCTGCCGTTCTATACGTACACAGGTGCTTCCAGCAACATTTCATTGGTGTCCTCATAATGGTACGAATCGTTAAATCAATTTATAGCGGCGCTTCCGTAACCTCTATGGGGGAGACAGCCAACACAGACACACTGGACGGCCCACTCGCCGCCACAGTAACCACGCTGACAGATGCCGCGACCATCGCTGTGGACATGACCTTGTCCAACAACTTCACAGTTACCTTGGGCGGGAACAGAACCCTTGGCAACCCCACTGGATTGGTAGTTGGACAGTCAGGTTCAATCTTTGTAAACCAAGACGGCACAGGCTCAAGAACGCTAGCGTACAGTTCAAACTGGGACTTTCCTAACGGAGTCGCCCCAACTCTTTCCACAGCCATAAATGCGGCAGACAGGATTGATTACATCGTCCGCACGTCCACAAGTATCCAAGCAGTATTTACGGCGGCATACGCATGAGTTTATTCAACAATGCAATCATTGGGGCATCTGGTCAACAGGGCTACAAGATCAGCCGCAGTGTGCGTCTGCGTTCAAGTGCGTCTGCTTATTTGAGTAGGACATTGACCACTCCAACAAACAATAAGATTTGGACTTGGAGTGGTTGGATAAAGCGTGGGAAACCGGGTGGGTCTAGCGCATCTGGGATGCACCTTTTTGGAACTGGCTCTGCTTCTACCGATGCGGCGAGTAACCAAATCCAGTTTGATGGCGAAAACCTTTTGTTAACTGGATATGCAACAAATTGGTTGAAATCAAATGCTGTTTTTCGTGACCCATCTGCTTGGTATCACATCGTTGTTGCTTGGGACAATTCAAATGCAACTGTCGCCAATAGAGCAAAGATTTACGTCAATGGCATCGAGATTAGTTATAGCATTGACAATAGGGCTTCACTTTCTACATCTTCAACATACGGAATCAACCAAGCTGTTCTCCATACTATTGGAGCTTGGTCATGGAATAACGGCACGTTTGCACAGCCTGAATACTATGACGGTTACCTAACCGAAGTCAACTTCATTGACGGACAGGCGTTAACGCCTTCTAGTTTCGGAGAAACTAACGCCCTAACAGGTGTATGGCAACCTAAGAAGTACGCTGGTACATACGGCACAAATGGCTTCTATCTGAACTTCAGCGACAACTCTGCCGCTACTGCCGCCGCTATTGGCAAGGACAACTCTGGCAACGGCAACAACTGGACACCCAACAACATCAGCGTGACTGCTGGTGTGACATACGACAGCATGACCGATGTACCTACATTGACAAGTGCGACA